TGTCTTCCAAATATTATTTTTATATTCAAAATCTACAGTGTCAGAAACTATAGGATGCCAGCGCACACCATCACATCTGTATACCAAACCAAATGCTTTCGCATTTTTACCAAGTATATCACGTATCTCATCTGGAGTAGCATTAACATTACCCACAACAATATTAACACCTAAATCTGTGGGTCTTTCTAACACTGGTCCCATCCCTTGTTCTTCAATTCCAGATCGTAACAATAAAACTGGTTTCGTTGCTATACGTATACGTGGAACAGGACGACGATATCCTAACATAAAATCATCACCAGCAGCAACACAATTTATTATAACTACCCCTTTTGTTTTTTGCGTCGAATACGATGTATACAAAACATTAACATCTGGTGGTGGAAAAGCTAAATTTCCATTTGGTATTTTTGCACATGGATAAATATTATCATACGGTACGGTAACATCAACTGGATACACGGTATTATCATAAAAATATGAAAAACCATATTGAGTACTATTCAACGATTCCAAACTAGACGGCACTTCAGTTCCCACTCCATTAACTGGATCAAAAATATTAACTCCATATGAAGTGCTATTATTAGAACCTTTAATATAAGCGCATGCTTGTATTTTATTATTACAAATAGAATGGAAACGAAAACTACCTCGCTGAAAATTATACAATGCTTGTATAATATGCAAAGGAGCATTCCAATATGTATCATTCCAACCCCTAATATGATAACCATAAGGTGTATAACTAAATCCATTGATAACAGATTTGTCTGTATCAGTATATACAGCCCTATCAAACGGTGTTAATTGATTAACAAGTTGTTTAACAGATGTAAATGGAGTTGACATATTATCATGAAATTTACGACATTTAGCATCAACATCTCCCAGCAAAAACCCTTTCTGCTCGCGTAAACACATTGATGAACTACTTGGTATAACACATGCATCCATTTCTTCTCCTTGAGTACTAGCAAAATCAGGAGCCCAAACCATACCAACACGAGCTGCTGGTTTAGAAAATTGAAAATCTTCACAACAACTTGCGAACACTTGTATATTTATTGGTGATACCACTCCAGAAGGATCAGCAGATGTTAATGGATTAATCACTTGCAAACCTATAACTCCAGACACATTTTGTTTAATATCACATCGTAACCAATGTGCATAACTATCAAACGGCACTTCCACCGTTATATCTGCAGTTTTGTTTATATCCCAAATAATATTTCTTACATGACTTGATTGAGTTAAACCAGCAACATTATCAGTAGGTAAAGTAGGTGATCCACCTGCGTTAGCTGGTATATAAAAAATACGTATACGACAACTATGAAAAGCTGACGCAACAACTGAAAAATGAAATTTAAAACTACCTCTCCAATAATCAAACATATGAGCTAGATAACATACCGGTAAAGGATAAAAAGATGTTGTATTATTAGTATATCCTACACCTCCAAATCTAAAATTACGTGGTACCAAACCCATAGTAAATAACACAGCCCCTGCCGCATTACTACTAGTCATTGCTACAGTATTTAATAATGAATTATGTCCAATTATATTATTAATATTCATGTCATCTTCTTCACTATTCACATACTCTCTACCTGGTACAACTCTCGCATTGGAAGAAGGACCTAAAACAACAGTATTTGGTGTATCTTCAATTTTATTAAATAAAGGTTGTCGAATTTGCATACTATTAGTAGTAGATTTATTAACTGGTACACTAAAACCAGCAGCATAAGCTAAATGACTCATATCTTTTACAACATTAGACATACCAGTTAATGTAGTAGAAACTACCCTTTCTGAAACAATACCAATAGGATTGAAATTAGTAATGCCAGCCATCGAATTTTTCGTTGATTCTTCCCCTTGAGTAGAAGCAGCATCCAAAAAATTATAA